ACTAACTGATCCTTATGGCTAGCACACTCAATTTCCAACACGGCCCCACATGGCGACTAACTCCCAGTAGGGTCACAGCCCCACTCACACCGGATGGAGTCATTGTATCGTTCGGGACGGCTCCTGTACACAGGCTTCCGGGTGGAGCTTCTCAGGTTAACAAGCCAATCCTTGCTGACAGCCTGGCTACAGCTTTCAAGAGTGTAGACCACTCTAAAAACTATAAGGCTTTCACTCTGAGTGAGCTCGTCGATAAGGCGTTCAGACAGTATAAAATTGGGCCTTTAGTCCTGATCAATGTCCTAGACCCAAACATTCATTACAAGACCGTCGCGCCTTCCACTAAGGCCATTGTAGACGGTCGAATCATTACACAGGATGACGCAATTTATGACACCGTGGTTGTTAAAAACATATCCGGCGACAAGACTTTTGTACTGGGTACTGATTATCTTTTGTCCTACAGAGACGAAAATCTAGTCGTCACTATTATCAAACAGGGTGCAGCAGCAGGAGAAAAATCGCTGAGCATTGGGTACGATAAGATTAATCCAAACGCCGTCACTGATGCTGACATTATCGGCGGGTTCGATCCTGCGACTGACAGGTACACTGGTCTAGAGTTAATCGAGACGGTCCCGAGTGAATTTGGATTAGTCCCTGGATTCATCCACATTCCGGGGCGTGGATCTGCATCGGTCATTGCAGTCGCTACAGCAAAAGCTGAGAAAATCGACAGTCGGTACAGTTGCCGTGTAGTGGTTGATCTCGATACAGTCCGCACGAAAGCTGTGTCAGAGGTTCTGGCTACGAAAAATGCTAATAACATTGTCGATCCCCGACAATTCGCCTTCTGGCCAAACTGCATCACAGAAGGTCAGGTCACTCACCTTTCTACTGACTTTGTTTGTGTCGCTAAGCGAGTTGATGCTGCTAACCAAGGTATTCCATTCGAGTCGCCGAGTAACAAACCCATCAAAATTGATGGTCTGTGTTTGGCTGATGGTACACCGGTGAAAATGACACTAACCCAAGCCAACTACCTAAACAGTCAGGGCGTTGTAACAGCGATCAACAACCAAGGATGGAAGTTGTGGGGGAACAGAGGAGCCGCCTACCCAGGCAGTACAGACGTACAGGAAACGTTCATTCCGATCGCCCGCATGGTAGACTTTGCAGGGAACAACACAATACTCCGAACTACTAGATTAGTAGATAAACCGGGTAACCGTAGGCTCTTACAAAGCGTCGTTGACTCTCTGCAATCGGATTACAACTCGTGGACGGGTATGGGAGCCATCCTCGGAGGTAGGGCCGCATTCCCCAAGGAGGAGAATCCTGACAGCCGAATAATGGACGGACACTATGTGTTTGTCAGCTCATTCGGTTGGGTATCTCCCGCGGAGTGGATCGATCACAGGATTGAATTTGATATCAACTACACCTCGAACTTAACGACAGGTAAATAATATGCCTCAACTCCCACAAATTAACATTAACGGATTTTGTTACTGGGTCAGCGATAACAATAAGTACTTGGGAACGATATCGTCTGTTGACCTGCCGGACGTCCAGCGCAAAACGGCAACGCTTAGCGGCCTGGGTATAGCTGGTGACCTAAAGGTTCCTACCCTGGGTGCTGAGCCTATGGAGGCAACAATCCATTTCCGCGAGCCAGAAAAGGATGCGTACGGACTGTTCGCGCCAGATATCCACCACATAGAGGTTAGGTCGATTGTCAGGCACCAGAGTACCGCCCCTCACAGCATCAGGGTGGTCGAGGATCGGTATGTGCTAATAATGGAGCCCCTATCGCTTAAACTCGGTAGTATTAAGACTGCCGAGGAACAGGGATTGGAGCTTCCGGTTACTGTGTATTCAATTACAGGCTACCACGATGAAAAGAGGGTTTTAATGTTAGATCCGATGAACATAATTTGGGAGATTAACGGCGTGGATTATATGAAAAAGGTCCGAGAACTGGGAGGTATTGCATAATTTCCATTGGGTAGGTTAGTCCGGAGGAGTTTCTTAGGTTTTCCCCTCCGCGCACACACGGGCCGCGTGTCTTAGTTGACACGCGGTCTTTTGTTATATGGAAACTACTTCGAAGACTGATACTTCTTTAGACACTGCGCCGAACACTGATGCTCCTTTGGCTACCTATAAGCTGCGACGGCCTTTCGAGTTTAACGGTAGGAAGGTCACAGAACTAGTTGTGGATATGGATGCATTGTCTGCCGATGAGGTTATATCGACCCAGAATGAGCATTTATCTCGCTCTAGGGCCAACTCTGCCCATAACGATGCCTACCTCCCGTTTATGTACGTTTCGAAGATGAACAAAATGGTCGTTGGCGATCTGACTTCACGACTCAGCGGCGGAGACGCTTTGAAAATCGGAAAGATTGTTGAAAGTTTTTTCGTCGATACGACCTCATAGATCGCGGTGAATACGGGTTCGTCGACCTCACTCCGACAGAGGGGAGATTAATGCAGACTGTTTACTCGTTAGCAGAAAACTGTGGCAGTCTCGAATATTGGTTGAAGGTTCCAATACCAAAGCTCTTTGTGTGGATAACTAACATTAACAAATTGCAGGAGACTAGGGAGGAAGATAGGAAGAAAGATAGGGAGAAGAATGGCTAGCCAAAAAAAGTTTGAAGCAGCAGTTGAGATCGGCGGGCGGATAAACCGTAGTTTCAATGACTCGGTTAGCAAAGCCTCGAAAGGGTTTGGCTCTTTGGAGAAAGCTGGCAATAAAGCCGCAACTAGCATCGACAGAAATTTCACTCGTCTCGGTGCGCACATCAGAGGGAAATTTATCGGCAGCATTGCGAGTTCGACAAAAGCTATGGGGGCTATGGCGGCTAAGTCCGTGGCGGCAATGGGCGCTATGTCCGCTGCCTATCTCGGTTTCCGTTCTGTCTCAGGATTCTTCAGTAAGTCGATAGATACATTTATAGAAAATGTAGGGAACCCCCAGAAGCTTGAGGCTGCGTTACGAAACAATCCCGCCATCGCGAAGCGGGGCGAAGAAGCTATCCAGGCTCAGATTAGAGGTATCGGGCTTCTCTCCGAAAAATACCAGAACCTCTCTGCTATTAAGAAATCCGTCTTTCAAGGCGCTTTCGAGAGGTTGGCTCCTAATGCTGGGATTGCTGAGATGCGCAAGCTCGCACCAGGCATTGCGGATTATCTCGCTTTCGAGCATCAGACCAATGCGACTGTAGGGGACGCTCAAGCTGTTGCTAAGAGGATCATCAAAGCGGTTCAACGCGGTCAGATAGGTCGTTTTGGAGACGAGTTAGGTCTTACAGGGGCTGAGCGGAAACACTTTGAGGATCTGCGCTCGGCTGCGGATCGTATCGACTACCTTGTTAAGATGTTGCAGAAATATCGTGGGGGTCAATATGCGAAGTTAGCTGAGACTGTACCAGGTAAATTAGCCCTAAAACAAATTAAAGCTAACCAGCTTCTAGATAGGTACGGGAAACAACTAATCCAAATCAAAGACAAATGGCAGGAGATCAGTTATCAAATTCTGTCGGCTCTCGAACCGGCACTCTCGCCAACTGTGAACGCGATTAAGGGGGCGTTTGATTGGGTGGTTAAATTGATCGAGAAGTTAAAGTCTCCTGAGGTTGTTGGTGTTTGGAAGTCACTTAGCGGGGTGTTTAGTGAGCTCGGGAAAAACATGCAGACTCTCTTCGGCGGATTCGCCAGAGGATTTGGTCACGAGGCTATGTTTGAGAACGCGGCGAGATCGTTCCGCAATTTCTTCAAAGAAGAGAGGTATGATTGGGCCAGCAAGCTACAACCGTCACAAGACATGTTGAACAGCCAATTCAGGTTGAATAGCGGGATACCACAAATGAAAGGTTTTGGTGATCGGCAGTTCAGTCTACCTTCTTTTATGACGCCCGGTTATCGTGTGACGGTGTTCGACAGGCTGGGGTGGACTTTCGATGACTTGGCGGATGTAATTAAGAAAGCGAATTTTCATTTTGAAAAAGCGGGAGAGGTATTAGGCAAACTCTATGCGATTGGATTTGATACACTAGTTACGGATTTCCAGAGTCTAGGTCGGGCAGCAAAGAAGGTCACGGATGCACTCGGGGGAATGGGTAACATAATGAACGGTCTAGGCGCGCCTTTTCGTGGAGTACTTCATGTAGGAAAAGAGGCTTACAAAATTGGAGAGAAGGTCGTTGGGAAGCAGACCATGAAGGGGGTCACGGATACTGCTGGGAGAGCAGCTTCCGGTCCAGCGTGGAGCCTCCTGAGAGCCTTTGGGGGAGGTGGGGCACAAAGTTCACCCGATGCCGATGTTCAATCAATCCCTGGGCGTGCGACTGGTGGGATCTTTCGGAGAGCCCATCTCGCGATGATCGGCGAAGCCGGCCCCGAAGCAATCATCCCGTTGAAGAGAAACAAACGCAGTCTGGGGCTGCTCGACGCAGCAGCAGGTGCGATAGGTGTTGGTGCTGCACCTTCTTTACCAACGATTCATAAGACTATAGTTATCAAGCCCACGATTAACATTACCGGAGTTGATTCCGGGACTGCTCAGAAAGTTGCTGGTGATATCCTATCCCTAATAAAGGATGCATCGGAAGATGACTACTCGATGGCTGTGACTTAATATGGTGACGTATTTAACCAAACAGGGCGACGAATGGGATCGAATTGCTTTTGAGCAACTCGGATCGGAGTACCTCGTCGATCAGCTCATTGCGCTCAATCCGGATCACAGAATGACTGTGGTCTTCAGCGCGGGCATCAGGCTGGTCCTCCCCGAAGTCAAGACCAGACCACGAACATTCGGTCCGGCTCCCTGGCGCGAAGTGACTAGGGTTCCTGGCACAACGTCATGACCTTCGTTTTGGCCTTATCCCAGGAATTTTATTGCAAATTTTGGGGTGTATAGTGGAATGGATAGGATGATTTCTAGGCCTATCGGACTTACAATTGCGCTTCTCTCGATCGGGATTGGATTGTGGATGTTTCAAGATTATAGGCTCAATACTGGACAATTTTCTCGACTACCACTTAAATCAAACCGTCCGACTCAAACGAACGAACATCCAGTTGACCAAAGTAATTCAGTCAGTCTGAAGGGCTTTGAATATACCGTGATGTGGGTACACCATGAGGACAGCATAGGGTTCGCAACGGCAGAAAATGGCACTTCTTATCTGGTTGTGGACTTCAAGGTGAAGAATCAAACACCGCGGACGGCTGAGTGTTACGCGAAATTCCATATTTTTAGTAGCGATGGGTTGAGATACAATGTGGATGACGGTGCGACTTGGAACGCGAAAAACGGCCACTTATTCGGAGTCGAGATTCTACCAAAATTCTCAAAGCCCGTTACCGTCGCGTTCTTGGTTCCAACAGAAAGCCTCAGCCAACCTCTGACGCTCGATATTCAGGATGGCCCATCCTCGGGAATGATCAAAATAAGACCAGCAACCGAGGTTTTGGCTCAAGACTAGTAACCTTCTTTAAGTGAAAAGTAAAATTCTCGGGCAGATCAACGGATACTGAACGGTGTAAGCGGATCGCCGCCGGATACGTGACTGCGCGAATGATGCTTCTTAAGAAAACTCTGATCTTTTATTTGCATCTTATAAGGGGTGTGTGATAGTATATCCCTGATTAGGGTACTATTAGTGCCGGACATCATTATTGACAGTTATGACAAGAAGGGGCTCACTTAATCGCGGGCTCCTTCCTTTTTCATTTGGCGGTACAACCAATTTAGCGTTTATTTGATATCACATGTCTACTCTTACGTTTGATACCCTCAAATTTGCCAATCGACTTAAGACCGCCGGAGTCCCATCAGTACATGCAGAAGCCGAAGCTGACGCTCTATCAGAAGTCTTTGAAACCAATCTGAGCGAGCTCGCCACTAAGGAAGATCTGCACCATGAAATAAGGGAGCTTGAGACCGGATTGCGCCATGAGATCAGCGATCTGCGAAAAGATATGGATGCCCGGTTTACTGGCGTAGATGCTAAGTTTGAAAAACTAGAACTACGCATGACCATCAAACTCGGCTCAATTGTCGTTGTTGCCCTCGGTGCATTCACCGTGATCTTCAAGTTTCTATAGCCCCACTGATTGGGAACTTTCAACACCCAGACAAAAGGAGTGACCAGGGGTCAATTAATTTTTACTTCGGTCCAACAGATCGGCATATGCTTTGGCGCTCCCCGGATCTTCGAAGTTTCCCATGTATTTCATTTCACCATTACTGTCACGAGAAAAGAGCCTGTATCTTCCTTCCCTCTGATCGATAAGGTGGAGAAAGATTGTGCCTTCAGGCAAAGATTCATCAGGTGCAAGTTCTGGGGGTTTTTCGTCCATCTTGTATACAGAGGATATGTTCACTTTCTTACCGAATTCATTCTAAGTAGAACAATGAATGGTAAGTATTCTGTTTCAGCACTTCACTATCTGGCTCAGAATTACAACATGTTTCGTGCAAATTCTTACCCTCTATTGAGCGACACACGGAGGAGGCCTCTGAGTATTCGGGTCGAGCCCGAATCGAGCTTATTTTGACATCGACCCATCCTTGATGATTTTAGGCGGACCACAAGCTCGCAGAACCAGCATAGCCTTGTCCATCGCTGGGACAGACGTCACAACTCATCTGGTACCAGATCTCATCAGCTTCGAACACAGCGATGACGTAGAAAGAAACGCAGACACAATCACAATCAAACTCTCCGACTCCCAGCATAAATATCTGCGTGAGTGGACGATTGACAAAGGCACGGAGATTATAGCGAAGATCCAGAGCCATAATTGGGCCAAACCAGGTGAGAGTTTGCAGGTTGAGTGCGGCTCGTTTTATGTCAGCCGAATCGACTACAGTTCTAGCCCAAGCGTTGTTGAGATCAAGGCCACGTCTATCCCGGTTTCGAGCACTTTAAAAGGCATTGTCAAAAGTAACGGTTGGGAAAATCAGACCCTCAAGCAAATCGCTGAGTTCATCGCGAAAGAGGCTGGCATGAAGCTCGACTACCGAGCAGGAGAGAATCCGCAGATGGCGAGGTGCGATCAAGACTATGAAAGCGACGGGCGGTTGTTGCTCCGACTAACTACGGATGCCGGCCTTTGTCTCAAGGTCCAGAAGCAGACTATTATCATTTTCGACGAAGCGGAGTTAGATGCACAAGAACCGTGGACCACCATCACTTGTGACGTCACACCCATCACGAGTTGGAGGCTTAGAACCTCGTCAAATAGAACAGTCAAAGGCGTTAAGACATCCTACATGAACCCTGACACAGGGAAAGTCACGGGAGGAGGATTCGAGCCGGAGAAGCCGCCCGAAGGCGTTGGCGACAGGGTCGACCACGATAGTGAAATGCCGATGGGTGACCTAAAGCTTGAACTCCACATGACCGACCGCTTCTTTGCTTCTCAGGAACTACCACCAGATTGGGATGCACCAACATGGGAGTTCACTGACCCTAGTCCTCAAAGCAAGAAGGTAGCCGAGAAACGAGCAAGGGCACAATGCCGCAAACGAAACAGAGCAGAATGGGAAATTGATCTAACGTTACCGGGATCAGTAGAATGGGTCGCCGGCACAGTGGTTAGGTTTGATAACAGTTGGGGGCCTAAGTTCGGTGACGCTAATTTCTTAATCCGAAAAGTTGCGCACAGAATTGACAGATCGAGTGGTTATGTCTGCAATCTATCGTTACGCAAAGTACTGAAAGGTTACTAGATGTTTTTCAACAGAGAATACCCCGAAAATCCACGCTACAAAACTCTTGCAACGGTCGCTGTGGTCTCGGAACGCAAGAACGACCCGGTTAGAGGGCCGCTGGTTAGAGTAACCTGGCCCGAAACGGGAAAAACGAGTGCTTGGTTTCCAGTGCTACAATCAGGCACGGTTGGCACGACTTGGTTCCGGTGTCCCAGACTTGGCGAACGGGTCATCGTCACTCGCTTTGCTGACGGATCGGAGAAGGGAGTTGTTGTTGGTGCGATCTACAATGGGTCTGTTAGATCTCCATCTCAAGACAATCTTGACAACCTACACGTCACATTCGACGACGACACATCACTCACATTCGACCCATCCACCAGCACACTAACCCTAGACTCCAAAGGCCCAATCAACCTCAAAACAAAGGGCCCTATTAAGCTTGAGAGCGAAGACAGCATTGAGGTAGATACTAAGGCCAACCTCAACGCAAAAGCCTCAGGGAAAGCGACTGTAGAGGCTTCTGACATCGAATTAAAAGGCAGCGTGAAGATCACTGGCGATCTAACCGTTGAAGGCGCACTAACATCAGACGGTGCACAGTTCACTAAAGACATCTCCGTTAAAGGCAACGGAACAGCCTCCGGACTGTGGATCGACTCCACTGGGGCGGGTGTTGGGTCCTAGTTGACATTCCCCTAAAGGGGTGATCGTTGGACTCTACGGAAACGGACAGATTCTCTTTGGGCTAGCTGCCAGGCAGGGATTCCTAATTGAAGAACTAGAGGAATCCTCCAAGGCTAAATTTGTCGAACATGAAATTCTGGGATCTAAGCCGGTCACAGAGTTCGTGGGCCTTGAGAACGACGAGGTATCGTTCAGCATGAATTTCATTGCGGGCCGTACTACAGCGCCGATGGTAGCAGTACCACTGCTAAAAGGCTTTCTAAGCCGCGCTCAGGCTTACCCGCTGATTGTTGGAGGTCGGCCAATTGGTAGTTTCACATCTCAGTTTGTGCTAACTGAGGTGACGTCAACTTACGAACACACCAACGGAATGGGCATAGTAATAGTGGCATCCATCGATGTTAGTCTGAAGGAGTACCGATCTCTGATCTGAGCGTAACTATGTTTTCATATAGTGGCACCAAATGAATATTGATTGGCACATAACGGCGATTAACCA